ATGTGATCGATGTTACGATTGCGAACAGCTTGAAGATGAGTGTGAATGTGATCGATGTTACGATTGCGAACAGCTTGAAGATGAGTGTGAATGTGATGAATCCTAAACAAAGATATTGTATTACCGATACCTTCACATAATATGGGTTGACTTTTAACAGAATTTGCCGTATTATTATAATAACAGAACGTAAAACCCACTAATCGTTTTTGTGTTGGTGGGAAGTTCACATAACAAACAAAACGAAGGGTAGTTGAATAGTCGATTCACCAACACTTCATTAAAAAAAATGATGTTTTCTAAAGTAAGTGTATATGTATATACACAAAAGGGAAACAAAAGTTTAGTTCTTTAAAATAATGTAATTTCGGGCCGTTTGGGGTCCGGTTCCTTCGGGAATAAAGGATATAATATCGCAAGATATTGAAAGGGTGTGTTATCTACACTACCCCGCCAGAGTTTACTTTGGTCCATCTAAGCAAGCATACGCTTCGCATCTTGTCGGTAGATGTTCTTCTGAAATGGGGAAACTAATGGAAAAGTATGGTTGTTAAGTCTTTTGACAAAGATAAAGATTCTGGCCAACGGTGGGAATCAAATCGAAGTGGGAACTTCTACTTAACAAATTCCAACATACGAACTATGATGAAGTAAGATGTAGATTGAAGTCCGAACATCACCAGTGTAACGGCGGAAAATCAGTACAAAAGATGAAGGGGATGTAACCTATATGCTCCGGTAATCTTGAAGCACGGCACAGTAGGGTTGGTAGCCTGAAACGCATGATGCGTGTTGTATTCTGTATCTCAAAAGGATACGGAGCAGCTGGCGAAGCACGTATCCGTAGATTAATAAACTGTAATAATGCTCAATGGTTGGGCGTTTGTATTAGGAACAAAAGGTTGTAGGTTCAATTCCTACTATTACTCATAACGCAAAGACTTCGCCGGTAGTAATTAATCAAATTGCCTAATCCTTCACCATACGGAATGGAGGTTATCAGATGCTCGCAAGGCGGACGATAATTGATTGAACTCTGCATCTAATTCCTTAGCAGGAACTTACTGTTCGCAAGACAGGGAGAATGATGATAATCGAGAATGGTTACTATGACAAGTGAATAGCCCCACTTTAAAAAAGGCGGTAATGTTGTTAGACATGCTTGGGCATGTGGATACGTTTTTAACGGATCGGGTCGCACCGAATCGGTACGGAAACAAAGGTAACAATGGGTTGTGTGTAATCTCAGCACTTTAACAATTATGACTCGCGGAACAGGTATCAGTGGGATACGCTTAACTTCCAGTTAGGAGGGCTTGGTTCGATTCCAGGGTTCCGCTCAATGAAACGTTGTGGTGAATCATTAAGATGGGTACTATGTATACCATAGTATTACTGACATTCAGATGTATAACATCATGAAGAATAAATACGATCACTGTCAAACGGATAACTCTGGTGCAACACTAAGTCAGCAAATTAAAGGTAGTAACCCCGTAAGGTTACTACCTTTTCTTATATGGTATAAAATATGGAATGGACAAAATACTTTACTAATATAGCCGAACAGGTTAAGTTTAAATCAAAAGATGAACACACACAGATAGGAGCTGTGATCGTAGGTGCTGATAATGAAATCGTATCCACTGGGTATAATTCATTTCCTAGAGGTATCAATGATAACGTTCAGGAGCGGCAAGGTCGGCCCGAAAAATATTACTGGTTCGAACATGCAGAACGAAATTCAATCTATAATGCTGCACGGATTGGCGTATCTACAATGGGTTGTAGAATGTACTTGACATGTGGTATACCCTGTGCTGACTGTGCACGTGGCATAATTAACGCAGGTATCATTCAAGTGTATTGTGTGGATGGTGGGGGTGCCAATGGACCCAAGTGGCAGGAATCGGCAAGGAGAAGTATGGAAATGTTCGAAGAAGCTGGAGTTTCTATAGTTATAGAGACTCATAATAATTTATAACCAATTTAACAAAATGACTTGGATATTAATAGTATATATTGTATTATCTACTGTAACCATTTCGTATCTGTACTATCAGTTACTTGAAGCGGTAAAAGGAATCGAATCTGTATCTGAAAGATTGGATACTTCAAATGAATCTATAAACAGAAATTTTTTGATTATATCTACACAATCTAAAAAAATAAAAAAGGAAGCCGATTCACTATCATCAAAAATGAACAACATTGATAGGGATGTAAAAGCATTGAAATCAAAAGTTCGTTTAATTTCCGAAGAATGATGAACCGTTATATTATATCATTTCTGTTTGTAATGCTTCTATCGTGTATGTATTTACATGATACATCAAATATGGACATAACAGATGGACCTATAGTTGAAACATTTATAAATGTGGATAATATTCCTCCATTTGCTCTTAAAATTTTCGATGATGTTCCAATTAAAATACAAATAGCTGACTTCATAACGTATTATGATAATGTGAATATTTCTATGAATGATGTGTTATGGTTGGCACGAGTGGCAATATCAGAAACAAAAGACATCGAAGAAGCGTATCATATTATGTGGGTCGTTAGAAATAGAGTAGATACAAATTATAGAAGGAAGTCTACATATAAAGATGTTATATTAGACCCATATCAATTTTCCACATTTAACCCAACGAATAATAGAAAAAAATTACGACGGAAGAATTTTTACTTGAATTTAGACTATGATTCAGATAATTATGGAAATTGGCATATAATATTGAAAATGGCTTCTGTTGTATTAACGTTAGATGAATCTTGGAATCCATATGAAAGTAATACTAGACATTTTGTACACCAAGCCGCACTAAAAAACAAACCAAATTGGCTTAAAAGTGAGCCAGATGCAGTTGTTAACACATTATCAATTTACGAGGGAATATAAATTATGTTTGCACAGAATACAACGGAAGAAATACATTTTAAACTAAATCCAGGAGCAACTAAACCAGAAAGGGCCCATCCGGATGATTTGGGATATGATCTGTTTTCAAATCAGGCAATAACATTCCACCCCGGTGACGTTAAATTAATCGGAACAGGTGTATCGTGTAAGTTTCCAGCATTCATTGGTGGATTAATAAAGGATAGAAGTTCCATTGCATCAAAACGACATTTATTTACTCACGCGGGAGTTATAGATTCTGGGTATCGTGGGGAAATAAAAATACTGTTTCATAATGCTAGCAATTATATTCAACGTATTAATATAGGAGATAAAATAGCACAGATGGTATTAGTTCCGGTTGTGAATCCATCAAATGAAGCAATCGTTGATGCATTTGAAAACGAAACAGAACGTGGGTCTGCCGGATTCGGTTCTACAGGAAATAAAAGTAAAGAACGATGAAAACAAAAAGTGGTATGAAGTATAATTCAATTATGAATACAAATAATCTTTCACATGCCTGTGAAAGGTTAGGATTGACCATTACACAAAAGTTAATGGCTTTAGAATGTATTGCAACTGAAAAAATACATGGAGAGAATTTTAGGGTCGGTGTCAATGACCACGGCGATCCATTTATCGGACAACGCAATAATATTTTTTATTTGATGCTGGATGGCAATGATTCGTTTGTTGGATATGATGCACATCCTCATTGGAATAAAATCAACGACCCAACAAAGTCTATCATTAGAAAAATTGTAAAGTACTGCATGGATAGATACAATGATACAGGAGACTCTTTTGTATTCTTTGGTGAATTATGTGGTAATGGGCTTCAGAGTGGGTTCAAATATAATTGGGATGGTTTGAAAGTACTATACTTTGATGTACTGTACAAGCCAAGCCAGGACGATGGATATTACCTTAGACATAGGGATGCATATTATTGGATGGATTATTTTAATGTTCCAAGAGTTCCAGTAGTTGCTACTAAGAAAACAGTTAGTGAAATAATGAAAATGGATGTTGAATCCATGAAGTCGGAAGTCGCTGATTCTGATTTTATAGAAGGTATTGTTATAAAGCCAGTGGATAGTGAACTCGCTGCTTCTCTGTGGGCATTTAATTCTAGATTCATTATAAAACTTAAAACACAACGATATTCAGAACAAACGAAGCGATCAAAGCGATCAAAGCGAACAAATATAACTGATATTGATTCTGAATTTTGTGAGTTTGTAACCATTGCTCGTATTGAACATGCGATAGAAAAGATCAATGAACGCGGTGAATTTGAAGTAGAATATCAAATGAAGGACCTTAGATTTCTCAGAAATGAAATAATTACTGATATTGAAAAGGAAGAAAATGATGGAAATCCTCTAACAAAAGAAGATTCTAAAGCATTGAACAAATACATTCCGAAGGTATATTCTAGCTTGCTAACGACACGGATGGAAGAATTGTTAGGATTGTAATAGTTCATAGTTTGATATTTATAATAACAGAGCGTAAAAACCCACAGTGGGTTGTAAGCGACAAACGTAGTAATTAACATTGACTTAAAATATATGGACCCGGTACTGTCCATCACAAAGGAGGAGGAAAATCAGACATTGTTAGCAATGCACATCCTGCGAAGTCCGAAGCCCAACACATCGACATAGCCGATGGTGGGTAGTTCACATGAAAGATTTTCATTATTATTCGAGATATAACATGTTTGATGATTGGGATGAAGAAATGGATGATGAAATGGATGGAATGTCATTTGATGGCTTCTTATCATATCTATACGATAATAGAAATGAATTATTTGGTTATGATATATATGATGATATGGCTCAACCAAATACTATAACCCAATCAATAGCAGGTCGCAAATATACAATAGCCAGTCGTTACGATGATTGGTTGGTTTTCAAAAATTAATGAGTTATGGTAGACCAATTTATTGATGATCTAAGTAGTGGATTGATATCCGACGCTTTTGTGAGCTCCATAGCAAATGCTGTAATTTACAATGGCGGTTGTATTCACCATGCCGATGATATTAGTGTATCATATTGGGATGGTGATAATGTTATATCATATGATATAAACAATGTTGAAAGGTTTATAGATTGTATAGTGCCAAGTCTAATTCAACTAGAAGAATATGAACTATGTGATAGTTTAATTAACATTAAAAAAAATAGAAATATGAAAAAGATGACAGTTTTTTATGCTGACTGGTGTGGTCCGTGTAAAATATATAAAGGAATTTATGATAGATTTCTACAAAACAATCCCGACGTTGTATTAGAAAGGGTTGATATAGAAACAAATAAGGTATTAACGGAACAATACGGTGTTAGATCCGTACCAACTACTGTGTTTTCTACAGAAAATGGAAACACAAAATCAATAACTGGTGTGGTTCAGGCTCTTGAATTGGAAAAAATATTCAGATAGTATTATGGGAAAGACATATAGACACGAACGGAACGAAGAAAATAGAAACAGCCGAAAGCGGCGCAAATCTATGATGAAGGATAAGTATAAAACAAAAATCACAGAAACATACGATGAAACAAGCACATTCATCGATTTGGATTCAATATTTGATGATATTGATGATGAAATAACCAAATAATATATTATGGCTAAGCGAGGTAGACCCAAGGGTTCTAAGAACAGCAAAAGCAAAGATAATAGGGTTATGATCCCAAGAGATGCTATAATTTGGCATGAAATCTGGCACAAAAATACTAGATACGGGTGGTCTCTAAAGAAATTTCGACCAGGAATGATATCATTTTTGTTTAAAACCGATGGTGATTTGGAAAAGGCTAAAAAGTTGGATAAGTATGGTGAATATTTTAAACACTTGGAAACAAAAGAGCCAATGGGAACAAAAAAGAATCCTATTCATATTCAAAGAGTACGTTAATACGTTTCGTAAAAATAAATAAATACAGTTACATGAAAAAATACACAGATGAACAGTTACAAGATAACTATGATCGGTTTATAACCGAAATCAAAACAAACTTTTCAGGAGATAGATTAAAGGCTCTCCTTCATATGTATTCCGATACCGAATTGGGATTAGAGTTGGCAATCGCACCGGCAAGTGGGAAGCTGCATTTTCATTCCGCATATAGAGGTGGGTATATTGATCACATTTTAAATGTTGTCAAAAACGCATTTATGCAGAAGAAATTATTTGTACATGGCGGCGGCATTTTAGAAAATGACTTCTCGGATGAAGAACTTGCATTTGCTGCATTTCATCATGATCTTGGAAAGCTTGGTAATGGTACAGAATCATACTATGTACCACAGGCAGACAAATGGGCACAGGATAAGAAAAATGAATATTTTTCACACAACCCCAACCTTCAATACTTCGATGTTACTGATAGGGCAATTTGGCTTTTAAATAACTACAATATTTCATTTACCGAAAGAGAACAGCTTGGTATTTTGCTGGCAGATGGTCTGTTCAACGAACAGAGAAAGAAGTATTGGGTATCATATTCACAGGATTTTCAATTAAAAACAATGTTGCCATATATTATACACTGGGCTGATTGGATGTCGTGTCGCCAGGAATTTACACAATGGGATCAGTTAAGCAACATCTAATGATAAATAAGGTATAATACTATGGGAATGAACACAATCATTCCAGGCTTTAAAGCTAGAGATGAAGAATGGGAAACGATGAAAAAGGTATATAATGCTTGTATTGAAGTAGGACTACGCATTCATCAGGAAGTAGACAAGATTCCAAACGGAGCAACACATATCAGGGTATTCAACTCATAGTAGATACTGACAATTTGTCACTTGGTATGCTATTTGTATATCATTAAACTAAATTTTAAAAGGAGAAAAATATGTATAAAACAAGTAAACTGTTCAATCATCTGGATTCATTTGATAAGGATTCATTTGATAAAATGTTGGATGAAATGAATCGAGCATTTAATTTTGATTATGAACATATTCAACAAGGCAAAAAGCAAATACCTGATGTTGCTACCGATGATATTGGCGTTATATTTCTATTTAAGGTTCCTGGATTTGATAAGACTAATTTGAACCTTGAAGTTAATGATGGTTCATTGTATATTTCCGGAAAAGTTGATATCGCCGGCAAGAAACGAAAAATTAGTATGGTCCATAAGGTATCCAAAATCGATTATGATTTAACCAAAACTGCTGCAAGTGTAAAGAATGGATTATTGACCGTAAGCGTCCCATACAGGCAAATAGAAAACGAAAATACATCCATAATAGTAGAAATACATTAATAATTAATATATGTGGTTGTTGATATCAAGAATGGGGGCATAAGTCCCCATTTTTGTATTTGTATATATTTATCAATGACCACAAAAGAAAACCACGTCCAGTATGTGGTAGTTCAAAACCACAATAAACAAAGAGATATCAATATGTATGATGAACGTACTAATTTAAAACTAAACAATACTATTAAAAAGTTGGAGACTGCTCTGATTCATGTAGATATGTTAGATCGAATTGATAAGGGACATGTTCGGGCCGACGCCGATCAAGTTACTGATATCATTACACGACTCAATAAGTTATTAGAAGATTCTAAACGATTTGTAGAATTGATACGATAATTATCAGAGTATAAAATGAAATTCATGACGGCCCTTACCGGAATTGCTGCATTATTAATTGCGGCCGTTGCAGCATATTTTTCAGTTACAGGATTGGGATTGCTATTCAGTGGTGCCACCATGCAAGTTATTATTATGGCATCATCACTGGAATTTGGCAAATTAATAGCTGCTGCTTTTCTTCACAACCACTGGAAGGCTACAGGCCGAACGATGCGAACGTATATGGTTATAGGCGTCGTTGTATTGGTTAGTATAACATCGGCAGGTATATTCGGATTCCTATCAAATGCGTACACCCAGACTCAAATAAGCGTAAACCAAGTAGAATCACGAGTTAACCTTCTTGAAGATCAAAAGGAAAGGGTATTGGTAGATGTTCCAAGATGGGAAAATAGAATTCAAACACTATCAGATAACAGAACCAGACAAGAAATTAGATATGACAGTTTAGTTGCTGGTGAAAATTGGGTCAATGCTAGAAAAACCACAGATTTTATAAATGAAGCCAATACTGAAATAAGTGTATTAAATGATAGAATTTCATCATCAAGAACACAGGCCGATTCATTGGATCAATTGATATTCCAAACAGGACAAGACAACGTTGGTGTTGAAAGGGAAATTGGAGGATTTAGATTTATTGCGTCTGCATTTGGGCAGGATACTGATACAATAGTAAAGTGGTTTATTATGATTCTCATATTTGTATTTGATCCATTCGCTGTTATTCTTTTTATAGCATTTCTTACATCATACGATGAAGACAAAAAATCTAAGACATTGGGCTCGGTTAAAAATAATACCAATTCGGGTCGATATGAAGTATATGGCGATATGGCCGATGATACTAATTTATCAACAAATATAGATACAAATCCATTAGATATAAATGTAAGTAAACATGATGAAGTTATTGAAGAAATAACGAATAGAAAAGATTATGAAACAAATGAAGAAACAATTGGTAATGTTGTTGGGTTAAAGACAACAACATCCGGTGGTGACGTTATTTTAAAACCAAAATACAAGGATGAACTAGATAGAAAAGGAATCATATATGAAGAGATCAAAAAATAGAATAGTCACAGACTTGAATAAATTGAGAAAGGCTGTTCCTGTTACAGAATTCAGAGACAAAGAAGAGGAGATAATTGCTGCTGCTCTATTTACGGAATTATCCAAACATACTGGATTGGGATTATCGGCAAATCAAATTGGAATTGATAAAAGAATATGTGTAGTTAATGTGAAGGAACCATTTCATTTGGTTAATCCAATAATAGTAGAAGCATCAGAGGATAAGTATACATACGTAGAATCGTGCATATCAATACCAAAGTCACAACGAAAACCAATTAAAACATCCCGCAGCTTAGAAGTAACGGTTGAATGTGATAATATAGAGGGTCAATTGCAATTTGGACCCGATGATACATCCGATTGGGAAGTAGATCCGCATGCATTTTGGTCTGACAGGGGATATTTAGAATGTGTTGCGGTACAGCACGAAATAGACCATTTGAATGGTATTACAATTCGTGATAGAAATTACAACACTCCAGCTTCTGTGAATAAATTTGAAAGGAACAAAAAATATATGTTCATATCACCCGATGGTAATATGGAATTTATGAAATATAAAGTCGGGTTTAAGCTTATAGATGACGGATGGGAGGTAGTTGTATGATTGAAAATGAACTAATTGCCAAATTTGATGAATCCATTGACAACAGTGAAGATGAATGGTTTAGTAGGTTGATGGAAACTGTCAGAACTAGTGTTTATGGTGATGTAGATGTTGAAATAATAAAAAAGCCAGTCCTTGGTAACACATTCACTGTAACTGTAACTAAGGATGATTGGTTTTTTGCCATTGCTAAGTTAGAATCATATTATTTTGATAATACTGATGTAATGGCGAAGCTAGAAAAGATTAAAATAAAGGCACTGGAATATTATGACTGTACGTAAAGACAAGCTTATATACATACTGAATACCGATGATATAGTGGATGAAGAATCGAAGGCACCCTTATATGGTGAATCCGTACGAATAGAATTAGAACTTCTATCAGGACCTACAATATGGGAATTCAAGCGAATTATTAGAAATTTAGCATTGTCAATGGGATATAATGTTTCATCTGTAATGGATGCCTTTCCTACATCAAACGAAGAAGAAATGTCATTTGATGATAGATTGCGGGATTTGGGATATTATAATGAGTTAGATGCGTTAGATGATTTTGGTTCAGTTAGTGATCCGCATGATCCAGCCGAAATTATTTTGGCAGAAATTAAGCATATGTTGAATAAATTGGATAGCGGGACGGATGAAGAATAAAATTGATCCGGTCGTGATATCCAATATCGATATTCAAAATGAAAAAATAGAAACCATTGCGTCGTATTTAGATGCTATTATATACTTACTGGAAATGAAAGGGATAATAACATCGGAAGAATTAGTGTCTATGTTAAAAGAAGTAACCAAGAAAAATGACATGGATAGAGAATCATCACATGATGAAACCATTAACTATTCTGGATCAAAAAGGGGATTTATGAATCCTGATATTGGAGACGCTTAATGTTAGACAGAATAATATACCTACTACAACAGGCAATAGATGAAGAAAATTGGACCATAATCAGCGATGTGTTACAACTGATTCAAGATATAGAAGATGGATATTTTGATAACGATTCACAATTTGATGATTAAATATGGGCCCGTAACTGGTAATCGACAGTCGTGGTATTTGGTATAAAGTGCAAGTCGTCTAGAAAGGACGTTAAAATCAACAAACAAATAAATGCAGAAGAAACATCTGAATTTACCTACGAAGATGCTATGGCACTTGTAGGGGCTTCCGTAGAAGAGTTAGTGTAAATTAACTGGGGTCTTACCAAAGACTTCTACAACAATTCAATATCGATAGAATTAAAATGTTCGGTACGTTAAACAATGCATAACGATAAATTCATTGATGACTTTGTTGGTAGGAAAGAGACCAAACATACTTGTAAATGACTTTATATTGAATGACGACTGGACGTCGGTTCGACTCCGACCGGGTCCACACATACACACAGACAAAAAACATGCTATATATAATATCAACGTTATCTGTACTTTGTATTGGGTTTTTAATATATGCCCTATACAAATCCATAGTAAAAATTGAATCATTAGAAGATTTTATTTTTACTAGGGAAACAGAAATTATACGTGCAGTAGAAACAATGGAAACCATAGATAGAAGCGGTGCATTTGAAGCCGATGATGAAGTTGGGGTTGCTTTCACGCAACTTAAAGAAATAACAGATGGGTTACAGGAACAGTATGACGATTAATTCAGAGTATTATGAAACATTAGTACAAGATGAAATTATAGGAAAAACAAAGAGACAGAAAGAAGAAAAATTGAAAAATTCTAAGGGTCGTCGTGGTCGGAAAAAAACAAAGAACATGTACTTTACTCTTGAAACCGAAAATGCAATCATTGCATTTAATAAAGAGACCGATCCTACTGTAAAGGGTAAGATATACAATGAATATATAAAATACCCAATGGAAAAATTGGTAGAAAGTATATTCAATAGATTCGGATTTTCATATTTTGATTCGAGACCAGCCGATGTAATGTCGGAAACATTATCAAATATAATGCTTAACCTTCACAAATTTCAAGAAGGGAAGGGGAAGGCATTTTCATATTTTAGTATTGTATGTAAAAACTATCTAATTCAGGTGAATAATAAAAATCATGAAAAGTGGAGAGATAGAGAAACTCTAATGTCATCTATGCCAGAAAGCTGGGAAGTTGAAGATGATTTTAAAATCAAACAACGACAAGATGATTCATCGGAGTTTGTCAGATTGATGATTGAATTCTGGGAAAACAATCTAAATTCAATCTTCAATAAAAAGAGAGATATTAAAATAGCAGATGCAATAGTTGAACTGTTCAGGAAAAATGATAGTCTTGAGTTATTTAATAAGAAAGCACTATATTGCTACATACGAGAAATGACTGGGTGTAAGACTACTCACATAACAAAGGTCATAAAGGCAATGAAGGAGATTGTAAATGATATGTTACAAGAGTACTTAGAATTTGGAAACATAAATTCAGTAAATAAAAAATACAACGATGTATTCTGGAAAGGAAAGACTTAAAATCTTTCCTTTTTTGTTATTGTATATTTATAATAACAGAACGTAAAACCCATCCCATCACCATTGGCGTGTGTGGGTAGTTCACAGATGGCCACAAAGGAAAATCACTTCCTTTGGGGTGTTGGTAGTTCAAAATATACATAGCAGAGACTATAAATGAAAATACGAAAGGTTAAGTTTAAAACGTTAAAAAATTCAGCAATATTTCGGATGGAGGTACAATAAACAATGGACATAGACAAAAAAATATTCAAGGGAATTTCCTTTTCCGATTTACTGAATGACATTTATTTAAATACTCGGTCAAAGAATAGAAAAATTGATTCTGTCATAGAAGAATTCACTGGCAAAATCAATACAGTTAATGATATGGTTGTTGTTGCTCCCATCATTCGAGAGTATATGGATACAGCGGTGAAAAATGACCAGCATCTTATTAAGTTGACAGAAATCATTCATAAGTTTATGGTTGCTGAATCGAAGTCCGAAGCTGCCGAATTGGATGATGCTGCGACTGCATGGGAACTTTCGGATGGTGAAAAACAACAACTTATAGAAGAAATGGACCTGGCGCTTGAAGAAGCACAGACCACATTAGGTAAAAGATTGCCTGATTCCGGTTCCAATGCTGGGGAAGTATAATGTCATCAACTGGGTGGTATAGTACACAACCTAGGAGTACTGGTAGAAACTATAGAATAAAAACGGATGCCCACACTGATTATGATATCATTGGTAGGTATAATCCATTTGATACCGCAATTGTCGTACAACTGTTTAGAAATGACTCTAATGTAGGTAGGAATGTGGATTCATCCAATTATGATGCTGAAATAGGTGCTATTCTTTGTCGTCCTCAGAACAAAAACACAGGAGGCAATGTAAAGGCATATCCATTAAATTCTAACATAAACCAATACCCCGCTGAGGGTGAGTATGTAAAAATAGGAACATTCGGTGGGGATAGTAATGTTATTTTTTACGAATTAATATCAACACGTGGAGATGTGGCATATAATGGCAATGTCAATAGATTGTCGTTTGAAATCAGGAGAAATCTTCCACCGGATGCTGAAATAGACAATACACAACCACCAGGGACCACATTTAAAGTAAGAAGTCAGTATAAATTAAGACCACTGACATCTGATCTCATATTCCAAAGTAGATATGGATCAAACATTAGAATGACGGATTTGAATCCGACCGATTCAACGTTCACTTCACCAACATTGGTTATATCAAATAATATTGCCCCTGATATCACAGGCAATATAGAAGAAAACATATCCAATCCCGGTTCATTTATTATATTGGCATCCGATTCCAACTACAGTGGATTTGTCCCATCGGTATATAATAAATTCATTTCCATAAATAATCCGGCATTTCCATCCATAAACGATAGACAGTCTCCAAACGCCTATTTATCGCACACTACATATAGAGAACATCCATATGTGAATAGAGAGAATGGTGGGTTTGTTCAGGAACAATTTACAACATCTTCATATAATTACCCATCAAGATTTGATGGAGACCGGATTATCATATCATCCGATGGAGTTATACAGGAATCTACAGCTGGCGATTTCTATACACTATCGAATAACAATCTTATAATATATTCAGGTGGAGCAACATCCATAGACGCCCTTGCTGGGATGGATATCAATACTAACAAATCCAGCTTTAGGATTAAAGCAAACAACACATATATAAATTCACCAAATATTTACATAGGAGCAGAAGAAGATAGATCGCAGCCTGCGGTATTGGGTGAAAACATGCTTAATTTGTTAGAATACGTTCTTGGTGCATTACTTCAATACGCAGATTTATCTGAAATATACTTTGATTCTGTATATGACGCTCCTGGGCAAGCAGAAAATGCCGGTAACTTAAAGGATGTATTACAGTCTGTGATTAAATCTGGAAAAATACCAGAAGATATCAGAAGAGATTTGCTATCAGATAAAGTGTTTATTGGATCTAATAGGATAGACCCACAACTTTAATCCGCCTACTATATAATTAATGAGAAGATAGAATGGGACTTGGCAAAATAAGAAAACTAAGAAGAGCGCTTCGTGGTGGATTATTACGTATTATCGGTAGAAAAATCGGTAAGGCCGATGGTCGGTTACAGAGAGTCAGAGGTTTCATATTCAAGCTAAAATTGACCCAAATAAATAGAATAGCGTTAGGTACAAATGTAGTTGCCACTCAAGTATCAACGATTGCTGGTTCTAATCCCATATCTCTAGTCGCAGGTGGTTTATCTTCGACAGCAGGGTCATTCGCCGATACTGCTGCCCGAGCTAATGGATTTGTATCTAGCTTAGATCAAAGATTATTTGCATTGGGTAGAAATTTATATAAAAGATGCTACCGTATTTTAAAATTATGTTCTATTGTTCTTGGTACAATATCTAAATATGCCCGGAGATTGCGTCGTATAGTACGTATTATTAAATTAGCATTAAAAATAGTTAAATTTATTTTAAAATTCATAGGAGCAGGCGCCGGTACCAAGCTCATTATAAAAGCACAAGATTTCTTAAATAAATTAGATAATGCATTATTGATTGTTGGTAGATCAACGGGACAATTAGCGGCAATATGCCGAGACCTATTTGATCAGTTATCTTCACTTAAAGAAAAATATCAAATAGAACCCGAAGATTTGGTTGATCTTGATGGTGACACTAAAATACCATGTCTACCTGGCAGATTTGATTATGATATTGATTTTTGTGATCCCGATTGGGATGATGATATAGACAATAGAGAAACAATAGATACGGAATTGGCAACTCTGGATAGTGAATTAACAGTAATAGAACTTGAGGTGAACACTCTGTTTGATAGGAGGGTACCACAAACAAAAAATGAATGTTTAAGATTTCTTGCCGATCTTGATTGCATAGATAGGTTGGATGCAATCGTTGGTGGGTTGAATGATATATCAGTCAATGATGATTATGCCGGTTCCATAATCGATAGGGCAAAGGGAAACATTCAATCTGCACGGGATCGTATTGATTCTGCGGTTGGTATATTAGACTTTGAAGATACAACAACACCGGATATTGTAACCAATACATCTGATATTCAGGTTTATAATAATCTCAATGTTCCCATTGTTGATACTTTAAATTCATCCAAATCAGATGAAAATAAAATTAAAAAAGATGCCAATGATACATTGGATTCTATATCAAAGAATGATGGTTCTGGCGTAGAATATGACAATAATAATATTCCAGAATATTTAGACTATAGAACCAGTATAGATGATGGTAATTTAGAAAAGTTAACGGGGCCTGATTATTCTAGTAGATATTTACAAGGAGTTACACTCCGCCAGGCTGTTGAAAATCCATCCGTAGAGATGTATAAAGAAATAAACGATAGAATACTACGCACAAATACTGGTACTGAACTTAAAAACAATACAATATAATGAAACGGATAAAATCGAATAAGAATAAAAAGATTCAAGCACTCAATAGATATATTGAAGCTAAAATTAAGGCAATGATTCCCGATTTGGTTAAAGAAGAAGTAGAAAATCAGTTAAAATTGATATTGGAATCTTCCAATCCACAACCAAATATGATGAACGAAAGCGGTATCGATACGCCAATGAAACATCCCAATCAATCCAACGGAACAGATATACGTACGGGAAATTCAGTACTTGATAATATCTTAAAATCAACAAAAGGTGGTATTATGCATGATGCTGCGCCTGGTAGTACCATACAGGAATCATACGACAATTTAATGGGGAAGGATGTATTTACAAGCAATGATATGAATTCACTTCCATCTGTACAGCAACAAAATAAATCAGTGAATAATATTGCTGGGCATTCCGGTCGACGAATTGATAGTAATTCAGCAGTAGGGACTGCAATTGAAAAAGCAATGAATAGAGATTATACGGAATTGGTAAAACGGTTTAATAAATAATGGCAATAATAGTATCACAATCATTAGCATCGGCACACCCATTGGACCATAATGCCAATGCGGCGGTTGGATTGGATTTACCATTAGCGAAATCAACAACAGGTTGGTTCGCACAAACATACACAACCGCTCACGCAATTCGTATCAATTTGATAAATCTATTATTAACAAGAAAGGGTGAGCGCCCGATGAACCCAAGATTCGGTTCAAATCTACATAAGGTTATATTTGAACCGAATGATGATACTATCCAATCCAAGGTCGATTCAGTGATTCGGTCGGCTGTAAACGAATATTTACCGTTTGTCGTTATAGATAATGTGGGTACGACAAGAGAAAAAGTAGATGTTGATATTTATAGGTTGAAGGTTCTAATAACATACTATGTACCGAACGTTGTAGGATATCAGGATCTTGCATTCTTAGTACAATCATAATAAGAGTAATAGATGGCGTTTATACCAACCAATAGCAATCCGAACAAAAAAAGAGATATAAAGTATCTTAATAAGGATTTTAGTCAATACACACAGAATCTAGAGGATTTTGCCAAGACATACTTCCCTGATACGTATAACGATTTCAATGAAGCTTCTCCAGGAATGATGCTGATAGAAATGTCAGCTTACATTGGGGATGTATTATCATATTACATGGATGATACGTTAAAAGAATCACTATTAGGATATGCACAGGAAAGAAAATCAATCTACAACTTAGCACAGTTTTTTGGATATAAGGTTCAGCCATTAACCCCAGCTAAAACTAGGCTCAATGTATATCAATTGGTACCATCAACAGGAACTGGAGAAAACGTTAAGCCTGATTATACATACGCATCAACAATAAAGGCAGGTATGGAAGTTGAATCAAAATCCAATTCATCGGTACGATTCAGAACAGAAATTCCAATTGATTTTTCATATAGCAGTTCATTTGACCAAACCGAAGTAACTGTATATAGCAGGGATTCATCAAATGTTCCATCGTTTTATTTACTTAAAAAGCAAGTGGATGCAACAGCAGGAACAGAAAAATCAACTCAGTTTTCCATCGGAACAGCAACGGCATATAAAACATTAACTATAGATAATAAACGAGTTGTTGAAATAACGTCGGTAATTGATGATGATAATAACAAATACTATGAAGTTCCATTTTTAGCACAGGACTTTGTGTATATAGATTACCCGAACGTAAATAGATATGATGAAAAGCTTTCTATCTACAAGGATTCTGTTCCGTTTTTACTAAGAATGTTGAAAACACCGAGAAGATATGTTTCTAGATTGCGGGATGATGGAAACACAGAAATTCAGTTTGGCGCCGGAACATCAACGTCCGATGATCAAATTTTAATTCCGTCGCCAAAGAATATAGGCCTTGGTACTAATGCAAAGGCACTATCAAATCCAATTGATCCTCAAAACTTCTTTACTACAAAAACATATGGACAAGCACCATCAAATACCACACTAACAGTAAAGTATATTGAAGGGGGTGGGTTATCATCTAATGTACCTGTTGATGATTTAACTAAAGTACGTAAGTTGGAATTTGAAGATATAAACGAAGATATATCCACATCTCAATTATCTACATTAAACGATATAAGAGATACAATATCAGTAACTAACTTTATTCCCGCTACTGGTGGTAGTGGTGAAGAACCATTGGAAAATATAAGAAACGATGCACTTGCTTGGTTTGCGTCCCAGGGAAGAGCGGTAACAAAGCGTGATTATGAAATTAGAGCACTATCAATGCCGCCACGATTTGGTAGTATAGCTAAAGTGTTTGTTGTTCCTGATGGTGATTTGGATTTAAGTGGGCAAGTAGAAAACAACGAAAGGTTGGCATATAATAGTAGGGAAAAGAATAATCCATTTGCAATTAATATGTATGTTCTTGGATATGATAGGAATAAAAAACTAACGACCATAAACCAAGCTGTAAAACAAAACATAAAAACATATATGAGTGAATATAGAATGGTGACTGACGGTATTAATATGCTTGATGGGTTTGTTGTTAATATCGGTGTTGACTTTTCTATCACAGTATTTCAATCATTCAACAGACAAGAAGTATTATTGAAAGCTGTAAATAAGTGCAGGTCATTTTTCGATATTGATAAGTGGACGTTCAATCAACCAATAAATATTTCTGAATTGGAATTGGAATTGGCATCAGTTGAAGGTGTATCATCCATCCAGGATGTCACCATCCGAAATTTGGTTGGTGGGTTGTATGGTGCATTTGGGTATGATATAAAGGCTGCTCGGAGAATTACATCATCTACAAACACATCAACACCACTTGGGAAGATAATTTACCCAAGCCTTGATCCTATGATATTTGAAGTTAAGTATCCGAATAAGGATATACGTGGTAGGGTGGTATAATGGATAAATTTAAAGAATTGAGGATTAGCTAATGCATCATTTTATATACCCCGCGAAAGACGCATCTATTTATCGTGTGCAAAATACCCAAAATACGGGCCTTGACGAAATCATTGAAATAGAAAAGGCGTATTATAACAATACGCTTCGTGAAATAGCGAGGGGTTTGCTTAAATTCGACATATCATCAATATCGGCATCTATATCAGATGGGACGGTATCACAGAATCATAAATTTTATCTGAATCTAAAAATATCAGAAGCATATCAAATACCATTGGCATATTCTATATATGCATATCCTGTATCTCAGAGTTGGGAAATGGGCGTCGGGACCAAATTTGATGGTGTTACGAGTACAGGAGTATCCTGGTTGTATCGAGACTCAGCAGACGCCGGTACAAAATGGGTGAATGGCTCCACTATCGTTACAGGTTCACTCGCCAGCGGCACGACTGGATCGGTCGATGGTACAGGTGGGGGTACTTGGTACACAGCGCCTACGGCAAGTCAGTCGTTCGATTATCAATCGGCAGATGTTCGTATGGATGTGACATCTATAGTACACCAATGGTTGAGTGGTTCTATAACAAATGAAGGATTCATTCTAAAGCATGCCCTTTCAGTTGAAGAAGATTCACAGGATTATGGTACATTAAAATTCTATTCACGTGATACAAATACAATTTTCCCCCCGACATTAGAAGTTGCATGGGATACTTCATCTATAGTATCCGGGTCACTGGCAGAAGTAACGGATGAAGATAGAATAGTGAAGATAAAGAATTTGAGAAAAGAATATAAGCAAGAATCTAAACCAAGATTTAGAGTATTTGGTAGAGAGCTATACCCATCAAGAACGTTTACCACAGGAAATTCATATAATACCAATAAATTCCTGCCGACGGCTTCTTATTATTCAATTAAGGATGCCGACACTGAACATACAATTGTACCGTTTAGTGATTACACACAATTGAGCGTTGATGCAAGTGGATCATATTTTGATCAGTGGTTAACTGGATTACAACCTGAACGATTTTATAGAGTATTAATCAAAATAACAAAAAATGGATTGACTGATTATTATGATATAGATGACATATTTAAAATAGTGAGATAACAATAATGCCACAATCACCAATACCAAATAGAAGTGATAGAATAGATCTCCAACCTGATAATGCTATATCGAGAGTATATAATATTGACCCCAAAACAGGCAAGCCACTTGACGCTCAATATGAAATGTATGATGAAGGTGGAAACCTTGTAATTACAGATGGTGAAGGAAATGTATTATTTGGTGGACTTACAACGTTTAACAGTTTATCAGTTGAAAATATAAAAGGGTCCAAACGATTCTCTAAAACGGTTACTCAGTATGATTTGAGTTCTTTGACTGATATACTTGATTTCAATATTACTGAACTTACGAATGGTGATATAAATACTATAAATTTTATTCCTCCTGTTGATTTTCCCATAAATCCCAATGATACCGTAGATGGTGGAGGATTCGGAACGGGTGTGGGTGTAGGCACGCCCGGCGGTGGGTTTGGCGGGACCGATGGTTCTGGGACCCCAACGAGCATACTTGACTTATTAGATTTGATAAATAGCCTTAGAGACGAACTGGCTGTATGTAATAATAAATTAAAAGAAATTGAAACATTAGAAGCGGCTATTGATGCATTAAAATCCGAATTAGATGATGTTATTGCCGATAATGAAGATTTGGTTGATTTGGTAGAGGCATTACAATCATGTAAAGAAAGACTTGAACGAGTGTTGACTGCAAAAAATGCAGAAGTTGTCAGATTGGCAGATGAATTGGCAAGGTCAAGTGTACGCAATGCTAATTTAGAATTGGAAATAGATCGTCTGACCGACCTGTACAGTCAACTACAATCTCAAAACACCGATTTACAGTCACAAAACACAGAATTGGTATCTAACTTGGCTGATAGGCCAATACAGTTTGTTGATAATCAATCTGGAAATAATACATCGGGGGGAAGTGATGCGGTTGGGGGGAACACTACATTTGATGATATAGATACTACAGCAGATGGTACTATATCAACTGATACCACACTAACGGGTCCGGATGGGCCAAGTAGAGGTAATCTAATACCAGAAACACTGGACAGAGCCGCTGGTATTGGCCTGGACGTTGCACGTAATTGGAAAACAAGAAGAAATAAATTAGGAATATTTTTACCAGAATATAATACAATATATGCCATTATTACCACCGACTCTACTCCAAAGGATCAATATATTGAACAGGCAAGAGAAATACTTAAATTATTAAAGGCTGGAATAAAGGACATGAAGAGATTCTCCAATGATACAGGACCTGATGGTTCGTTGTATACTGCTTTACTACAAGCGGAACAAAGACTTAGAATAGAACTGGGTAAGGTGTAATAAATGGCAATTAAAAATTATAAAAATAATACATCGGTTGTTGATTTTAGAGGACAGCGGGTAACATCCGAAGAATTGAGTTTTTTCGGGGGAGGATTGGAAAATGTTGAATTTACCGCAGATGGTAAAAATGTTGTTGTTACAAAGGTGTATGATGGTACTAACAATCTGTTAAATGTAAAATTTGAAAAGGCGGCGCCGCCTACCGATCCCGCTACTGGGGAATTTTATATAAGACCCGACTTAGAAGTACAAGAATTGGGATATCAAAGCGGAACGTATCGTGTAGAATATAACTTCTGGAAATTGTTGGTGGGCGATGATCAATTACCTGGAGTATTTGCAAAGGATATATCATTATCAAGAACAGAAGCACGGCTATTGCCCAACAATACCCAAAATGATACTGCAAATGCAACAATCAAAAAAGACTTTTTTGATTTTTCAAACTTGGTAATGGACTCTGCTGATTTCAATGTTTTGCTCGATGATATATTTAATGATATAGATACAGCAGTGACTATCAATAAGTTGGACATTGAGTTTCTAGATCGGTTATATAATGATTTTCAATTAGATGATACATCATTCGCCGATGTTCTTTCAAATATTTTAAGGATATCTAGAGAAAATATGCTCCTTAGGCTGCTAGAACGTGGTTTTGTTGCGTACGGTGAATTTATTAGGTTATTTGATACAACTATGAAAGAAGCCATAATATTATATTTTGATGATTCAGAATACCATAGACTAAAAAACCCAACAGAATCCATCAATAGTGATGTAGTTGATACATCTCAAATACAAACACCAACGGAGGGTACAGCCGTTGGCGAATCATATTCCACTACACCAACCAATATTGATAATATAGCAACCGAACAAAGAAAAAAGGAAAAAAGATATCTTAAAGAAAAAGAAAGATTAAAGAAAAAAAATAGCCGAATGAGTATATAATAAATGCCAATAGACAAAGAAAAAATAGATGTCCGGTCAGGTGGTGGATCGACTCCTCCGGCAATATTAGGGACCGTTCCTGTAATTGAATCGTTCAGTGAAGCTGTATTATTGCTACCCAATAGTGTTTCTGAATTTTCCATAACCGTTAGAAAAACGTCGCAGCCTGGTTCGATTAAGGTTTTACCAAAAATAGTTGATTCAGATGGGATTGGTGTATCTATTGGTAACTCTCCGGTAATAGATAAATTATCAAACAACCGGGAACGATGGACATATACAATATCATCAGCAACCGGTACCGGAAAATTTCAAATACAAGCAAGTGCAGCAGTAGATGGTGTAGATAACATTCCTCTTAAATCCGAATTGGTGTTTTCTTCCGGTATTGTTAAAACAGAAACAAGTGTTAGACCAAATCCAGTTGTGGATCCTGTATCCTTACAATCTGTTGTAAATGTACCTAATGTAGAATTTAAATTGCCATATGAAGGTTCTATATCAACTGGACCTATTATAGATGTTTCTGTTGATGGTGAAGCCCTTCCTGGATTTGAAATAACAAACATATCGTTAGTCATCCAGGATCCAAGGGCAAATACTCGTTTAGGTGTTGATAATAGATTTTCCGCAATACGAAGAGGAAATACATTTGGATTCAATATAAGCTCTACCGATTTTTCTGAACTTGGAGAAACACCAACGGGAACACTAACCGTAAGCGGCAAAACTAATACGGTGGAAACACAAACATTTACAGAAAACATTACATTTTTTCCTGAAAGAGAAATTAGTAATTATGTAGAAAAGCTGACAGCATCTGTAGATGTTGAAAATGGTGAACGCAAAACCATTCAACTATTTAAAATCAATTCAGCAGATGTTATAGTAGATAGATCAACCATATCAATAATCCCACCCGATGGAAATTCAAGGGTTACGTTTTCCGATCCAGTATTAAATGGTGATATTGTTCAGGTAGATGTGTACAAAGAATCAGGAACAGACGCTGTAAGGTTCAATGCTAGTGTATATGCTAAGCTTTCTAATGATGATGTACCAGCGCATATCAAAAATGCAGGCGCTGTCATTACTAAAATAATAAATTCCAGCGCTGATGGGTGGCCTGATAGAATAGATGAATATGTAACATTTAATAATACCGAAGTTCTTATAGATGAATCCCAGGGAGAAACATCGAAGAAAAAGAAAATAAGTACAACCAGACCATCGGTTAGCACCACTATAGATAGAATTGTTTCCAGACCGACAGCGATACCATCGGGTATGAATGTTATAATCACCAACGAAGAAAATGGCATCCAAGGTGTGTGGATCGATGTTTCGGTTAGTAATTTTAGTGTGGCACGAGGAGAGCACATTATTACAATAAGTAATGATGTTTATCTAAAACAAAAAAATTCAAACAATACAGCAACGAGAACCAGTACGGTATCAGTACCCATTCGTGTTCTCAAGCGTAACGCTCATACTGTGTATCCTACACAATACGCTTTAAAATTCAAAATTACACCAGACTCTATTGCATCTATGAATAATGTGGCTGTGGTTGATCAATATGATTCGACCGGAACTGTCATAGAAACATATGAAATTGGAAGTGGGTTAGAACGATCTTGGCCAAATGGAACTAATCTTAAAGTTAGAGCAAAACAATCCGATACGGTTAATGGGGTTCAATATAACCTTTCAAAAATACAAAAATTTAAACCACGTGGGCCTGTCGCTGGAACGTTTGTAGATTACTCGGGAACTACAGCAGATATAACAGTTGGCGCTGATATAGATAATAATATAATAACGGTAGAATATCTGGTTGAAGATGATGTACCCACATTGAATGCATCATTCAATCCAACAGATGTTAATATTCGTAATCTACAAACACCAGCTGCTGTACCTATTTTTAGTGCTACATATTCCCGTACCACAAAATTACAACTAACAGGACCGCTGTTTAATGATGGAAATGTTTTAGAATTCAGTGTTCCATATTCGATTGAACCTAGAATATTTGAAAAATACATATCATGGGATATGTTTGGGAATGCTGATGGGCGTCGGTACATAAAGGTTATTGCCTCTAATGAAAACGGCAGAGCGGAGGAAGTCGATATTAGTGTTGAATTCAAAAAGGTATCTGAGCCGCCCGCTCCTGTAGTAGATGAACCTGGATATGATTCGCATATCTTCATTCGAGATATTAGAATTGATAGCCCGGCTATTGAAAGAAATCATACACTAACAGTTGAATATGATATTCGAAACGTCGGTCGATTGATAATTGAAGATGGAAATGATGATAGATTAGCCGATGTGGAAATTGGGGTTGAAACATCCGAAGGTAGAGTTATAATATTAAATGCCAACGTTCCTACATTAAAACGCCGTCGTATTGGTATAGATCTACCACATGGTTCGTATAATTTATTTGCTCAAATAGAAGGTCAAACATTCCCGACGCGTGCAAACGATACATCGGGAGCACCATCCAATACTAGAGTATATTGTAATACAATACTAACCGTTGTTCCAGCTGCCACTCCGCCTGCTCCTCTCAAGCTGACAGCTCAAGATGTTATAAATGCACTTATACCAGCGATTAATGATCAGATTTCTCTTGAGGAATCGTTTCTTGATTTAATCAATGACAAAAAAATACTTAGGAACTTATTAGTTAGTGAAGATTCTAAGAGAGAATTCTTGATTACAAATTACATAAAGGATGTCGATGATTCAGTTATATTGAAGTTATATGATCCACTTGGTGAATTGGAATCTGTTCGTGATAAGTATTATATTGCATATGAACTGGTAGACCCATTCATAACAACAGTTGAATTGACTCAAGATAGGACAAGCACAGAATTGGTTCTAAGAGGACCGAATTTTAATATAGATGATCAAACGGATTTAGGACTTCCGTTGCATAACGTTAATCTAGTAGATTCTAGCAAACACGGATCTACAGAATTATTAAGATATGATGAGCTTTTAAATTACAAAAAGAATTCTGAACTTCTATCTATTTCTGATTTGGATCTCGATGGGACGGGATATATTGTATCAGGTAGTATTACAACCGATATTTTAAACGATGTCATTGGTGGTCGGTTAATAACCGATGATGATCTTGGTATAAACTACACAAATTATGAAAACTTTGTGTTCTATAGTTCAGCCAAAGAACGGTTAACAAACTTTAAATACAAATTAGGACTCATTGAATCACATGAAATTGATAGAAATCTTATCAATTCTGGCTCTACATCCGCATCTATTGAAGTTAGAAACGAAATAAACTATTACAATACTGAAATTAATGATATAATCGCTACATTTGATGGGTATGAAAAGTTTCTATATTACATAACCGGAAGTGCGTCTTGGCCGAAGATCAACGGAAAGGCTGAACCATCAACGGGATCATTATCAGCAAATTACTATACTAGCCAATCGGCTGTTGCTGAACTGTATGATGATTATAACTTATATAGTTTACATAAGGATCTTCCAGAACATATCCGCCGAGATGCGAATAATGATGACTTTTTACTGTTCGTTTCTATGTTGGGACATCACTTTGATTTAATCAAAGTTCATATAGATGCCATTAGTAGAATGTTTGTTCGTTCGCATGACTCCAATGTGGGAACTCCAACGAAGTTGGTTAAAAAGTTATTGGAATCATTCGGCTGGCAAATTAGAACACAGGGTGCGCAAACCGATCTTGTTAATTATCTATTGGGTAAGAAGCAAGATGGAACGTTATATTCTACAACATCAGCTAAACAACGAGAAGAAGAGCTTCATCGTAGATTTTTAAATAATCTTCCGTATATATTAAAAACAAAAGGAACCCGTGCATCAATCCGGGCATTGTTCAATATGTATGGCATCCCTCTTTCTATTATAAGAATACAAGAATTCGGCGGACCTAAATTAACATCCGATGTTAAGCGGTATTATACGTTTGATGATCCAACGCAGTTATTAAATATGTCTGGATCCAATCAAATAGAACTGGATATAATTGATACTAATCTGGGAAGAAAGCCAGATGCATTTGAAATAACATTTAGAACGGAAACCAGGCCTGCGGGGTTTGGGTTGAATACAAGCGGGTCATATCAATTATTAACTGGTAAGGATTCATCAAATTCATATGTTACATTGAATGTGGATTCTGTCCCTGGATCGGATTTTAATGGTAAAATAAGATTGGTGGTTTCTGGTTCTACTGGTAACTTAGCAGTGACTTCATCCAAGCTTCCAATTTTTGATAATGATTTATATACAGTTGGGTTGATACGAACACGATCAGGAACATCCGATTCTATTGATGTGTATGTTAAGAAGGCAATATATGAATTATTCACACATGAAGTATCGGCATCATTAACAGTTCCCGATTCAATGTGGGAATCTTCATCATTGATGCAAATAGGAAATGATTTTTATGGCAGTGTAAGTGAATTTAGAGCTTGGAAATATCCGATATCGGAAGATGTATTTGATAGACACGTACTGTATAATGAATCTATTAGCGGTGATAACTATACATCATCATTAAGCGACATGGTAATACGTATACCGTTTGAACGTCCGCAAAATCTAAACACAAATACATCATTAACAAACTTTGCTTGGACTGGGAGCAATGGATATAACGTATCAGCCGCTACTGCTTCTAACTTTTCTTCTATAACATCCGACCCGTATCATTTTGAATACATAGAAATGGACTCGGCTGTAGAAGTACCATCCATAGGGTTTAGACCGGATACTGATAAAATAAGATTTGAATCTCAATCTCTATTAGATACTGCTGAACTCAGCACTACTACTAGAATTACTAAAAAACAATTTGATCAGTCACCAATAGATACCAATAAACTTGGGATATTCATATCACCAACAGATGAAGTTAATCGTGATATAATTCGTTCATTTGGCGGTCTTGATTTTATGAATGAAATTGGCAATCCTGCTGATTATTATTCGTCATCTTATTCATCCCTCGATGCTATAAATGAACACTATTGGAGTAGACATTCCAGCGGGATGAACATATATGACTATATCACATTGGTTCGTCAATTTGATAATACCGTTTTTGATTATATAGATGATGTGAAGCCTGCTAGAGCCAAAGTTGTGAAAGGTCTTTTAATAGAACCTCATATGCTTGAACGAAATAAAGTTCAACACAAAAAACCATCAAAAGAAAATCTGTTCTGGGATGGTAAAATAGATGCGGCAAGTACGGGTTCATTTACAAATGAATATCCAACATACGAATCAAATAATGTTGATTTAAATGATAACTTTATAGTAAGTGGTAGTTATCCAACATACGAAGATACTATAGAATTAACGGATGAAATTTCAGTAACAGGAGAAAGTCTGTACTGGACTGGTTCAATACCAGCTCCGATTGCAGATAATGATGTATCGGGTAGTTATCCAACATATGAAGCTACCGTAAGAGCAAACGTTACAGCATCTATTTCGGTTGATTACGAAGAAACATCTAAAATGACTGTTGTTGGGTTTGAAGAAGATTTTAAAATACCAAGATCACTATCTCCTGTTTTTCCTGGCGGTGGGTATGGTGAACCCCAATCGGCATTCGGTATATATGCAAAGAATGGGTATGCTAACATAATATTCACAAAAGAAGGAAAAAGTAAACAAAAAAGATTTAAGGTTGAATTGATTGATATAGCAGTATCCAGTTCGATATCACAGCTATTGGCGGGACAAACACAAGGACAGGCTGGTGAATATGGAACGGTGGTTGTGGATGATACACATAAGGTTCTAAATGTTTTAAACATTTCAGCATCCTTTACAGTAGGGTCGGACCGATTGGATGGGTATTTACCATTTCACAGGATATTTACTACAGACCTTACACGTGGACTTAACAATTCCTATTATGATGGGTCCAAAACAACAGGAAATAGCTTTGTTGATAATGCTAAGCCTGTAGAAACATTCATTTCTAAGCCAGGCGTATTGAAGGTTAACAAGAAAGGTAATTCTGAAACTGAACCAATATTAGAAATTGAGTAACCCATTTAAACTTAGAATGATGAAAATAAAATTAAGTAATATTTATCAATGACCACAAAGGAAACCCACTTTATTGAAGGAGTAGATGAATTTTGTGGTCACTTATATTTAATAATGTACAACATACCACAGGGACTACGGAAATTTACGCCCGTGAAGATATGAATTTAACAATAGTTGATTCAGTTCGGGAATCCACTTTCTTTAGGAAGTGTTAGTTCAATGTTAGATTTCAAATAAGAGAAAAAACTATGGCCTATTTAGACAACACAACTATTACAGTTGATGCTATTCTTACCAAAAAGGGAAGAGAGCTACTTTCATCCGGGCGGGGATTGGGAATTACGCAATTTGCATTATCCGATGATGAAATTGATTATTCGTTATATGATACCGCACACCCTCTTGGAACTGCATATTACGATAGTGCTATTAAAGCACTACCAGTCGTTGAAGCGACGCCGGACGAAACGCAACTTCTTAGGTATAAGTTGGTAACACTACCGAAATCAACAACACGAATACCGCAGGTTGATTCTGGAATATCAACAATAATTAGGCAATATAATCAAGGATCTACTCCGTTTGCACCATCCACAACGGGCGGCGGTAATACTAGACTGGGATATACTGCGATTCTACATAATAGACGGGCGGGAGAAATCATAGGATCAGGACTCGAAGGGGTAACAGTTGGTTCTATTCCTATTTTCCTTGGAGATGTTGGTTTAGCAACAGCACAAGTAGTTAAAGGAAAATCGTTTGAGTTTATTCCAAACTCACAGGTAACAACGGATGTTACAACAAAAATTACAATCATAGGTAACGAAACAGGTGGAACTTCTGAAATTTCAGTTACAGTTACAGCACCAACATCGTAATAGAGGATAAATAATGGCATTAGACACAACCGGCAACTTAGCAGCACGACTTCAGGCGTATATTTCAAATCCTGGTAACTCAGGCGTAGATACTAACGCCCTTGTTAGTATCGTCAACGACTTCTTGCCATCCGGACAACGGGTCGGTACAACAGAACAGGGAGTAACGACGGGTGTATTTAAACGACTCGGTCCGAATGATATAGTAACTGGAAAGAACGAAGTTGTTACTATTGGACTGTGGTCGGGCAATACCGGCAGCTTAAATACATTCCATACCAAATCTGCCCAGGATACTGGAAATAGCGGTAGGTATTATACAAATGTATATCAAGAAGCAACATCATCTACTACAGCAGAAGTTCAATTTGCTTTAGCATATGGGCATGTTAGTGGTAAGGGTTCTCCATCGTTAGCCAATTCGGATAGTTCTGTTCTTTCAACGAAAGCAACATACACTCAATATAGGAATCTGTTACTAGAACCAACTGATACTAGATTTACCGTAGTGACTGGATCGGCAGCTGGATCAACTGATATAGATGATATATATGTTGTTAATGTGAAGAGAAGTAGATATAAAGAAAAATTGGATCCAGGAAATTGGCAAATGAAGCTTAGCGGATCTAATGGATATATGGTGGATCTAATAGATGATTCCGGACAGAAATTGTCAGATACTGTCGGTAGAGCAGGTAGGGTATTTAATATCGTATCCGGTTCATTGAATCTTGGTTCTCCATCTGCATCTATTTACGCAACAACAGCAGATAATGGACAGGGATATGGATTATTTTATCCCGATATTGGTATTATGGTATTAAATCCATCCGCTCTTAGCTCATCGGTTGGTTCTGAACTAGAACCCAATAAATCATTATCAGCATATCAATACAATCAACGATTGTTATTCACAGCAATATCGGGCGGAGCAGATTTTCAGGCCAGATCAACTGAAAACGTTAGTTCCAATCATTACTTCATTAGGTTGAACAACAGAGAATTCAATTTCTCAAATAATCCAACATTCACAACAGGAAGCATTGGACAATTCTATCATTCAACGATGGAAGGTGATCCAAGAGTATATCCGACAACTATTGGATTATACAACGATGCAAATGAAATAATAGCTGTAGCGAAATTAAGCCAGCCAATTAAGAAATCATTTGATTCAGAAGCGTTGGTCAAGGTGAAACTGGACTTTTAATAAATAGAGATAACTATGCGTGATAGAATAAATGAAATGAGACAATTCCTTAACTTGGTGGATGTTCCGGCGGTCGGTGGTGATGCGGTTGGTGCTCGAACTAATAATGTGGATGAAGGAAAGGTTGATATTAAGAAAGCTGATTTTTCTGAATATGGACCCCAGCATGTTAAGTTAAGAGACGCTCTAGTCAGCGCGGGTGCTAAGGGTAAATTTGATGAATCAAAAAATACATTTGATGTATCATTAAATGGTATAGATGTTGAGTTTGAAGCCGGCGACGAAAACATTTTTATCAAATTCAAATCAAACGGATTACGTACAAAGGGTGCACCAGAGGATAAGTTGGTAAATAGCCTCAAAGGCTTTTTAAAGTTTATCCATAACTACGGTTAAGCACACATTAAAGTACCAATATTAAACCTTCTCATATTTATATGGGAAGGTTTTTATTTATGTGATAAATATGATTAAACGAATAGATACACAGGACGTTTCTATACGGCCATTTAAAACTTATAAACTGTGGGAATTGGATCAAGGTTCTAACGGTATAAAAGTATTTCGCGGTGTACAAGAAACGGGAAGCGTATTCATGTCAGCATCGGTAGCCAGGACACATGGTGTACCAAAACGCTCTATATTTGATGGTATAAATCAAATGTATTACAAGAATAATACCAATTTCAAAATAATAGGACAAAAAGGAACTTACGAACAAAATATACGAACCATTCATAATTTTTGTAATGTAATTAGTATTCCAGGTATCTACTTCGGTGAAGAAATAAAACCATCAACGGTACAGGTAACCGATACAGCGACCGGTCGTACATATATAGATGATGGTAAAGGAAATCTTATAGATAGCGTTACATCATCAATATCGATCGGTAATGTTATTTATCCACATGGGTTGGTAATCGGAACCCACACGGGATCTCTATATTCAGAATCTTTCAGTGGAAACTTCGACCTACAGTTTAGGGCAACATCAACGATCTATGAAATGGAAATTTTCTTAGAAGTAAATGATGGAGAATTTAACGTATCTACAAATCCAACCGCATATATTACCGATACGGGTAGTATTTGGAATGGATTTATTAGAAAAAAGGGTTGGTACGACGTTCCAGGTCAAGGTGAAACCTTTTATGACTTAAACTACACCTCATCGTTCAACAGTGCTTCGTATGGTGGGTTTGGTGATTATGGGTATTCATCATCATTGGACCCCACAGGGTCTTACCTGGCCCCGTACATAACGACGATAGGGTTATATAACGATAACCTAGAAATGGTTGCGGTTGCTAAGTTAGCAAATCCTGTTAAATCTCTTCCGGATTTGCCTGTGAATTTTGTGATTAGATTGGATATATAATAAATTAATATGTGGAAATTCGAAAATAAAATTATAAACAGTATAGATGACATGCCTGGAAATACGATTGGTTTTGTCTATGAAATAAAACACATTCCGAGTGGACAGATATACATTGGAAAGAAGCAGTTGTTTTCTGAACGCAATGTAAAGATTGGAAAACGGGAACTTGCACAGATCAAAGAGGAACGGAAACGGTTGGGTATGCGAGGGAGAGTACCGGCTAAAAAGAAAGTAATAAAGGAAATGGATTGGCAAAATTACTATGGATCATCTCCCACCATGAAAGAACTGGTAAAAAGCGGCTCGGCAGATGAATTTGATCGCAATATCATTCGGTTCGTTGATTCAAAAAAGAAGTTAACGTACTATGAAGAAAAAGAATTATACACCAGAAGCGTACTTGAATCCGATAATGAATATATCAACGACAATATCGCAGGTCGGTTCTTTCGGAGAGACCTAATAATTGGATAGACACTGTTAGTAGTTTACCGAACTAAATTTATCTTCTTTCTTAATCTCTATTAGATTGTCAATAATGTCTCGCATTACATCCAAGTGAGATATCACCATAATGTAATCAAACTGACCCTTTAGGTAATCGAATAACCAAGACAAATTATTGATGTTGTTCGAGTCCAATGTACCCATTCCTTCATCAATAACAAGGAAATTTGATCGTGGTAGATGGCAAATGTTCATCAATGCAACTCTAATGGCCAATCCACTAATAAACCTTTCCATCCCAGAACACATTTCAAGTGGCCAAGATGATGTTTCATAAACAAGCTTTCCATTGATACTTTTTCCATCCATTTCCAGTTGCATACCAAAGTCTACTACTTGCTGTAGAATGTTATTCACTTCTCCTTCTATAAGCGGCAATGCTTTCATAATCAATTCATACGGAATTCCATCACGCTTGATAGCGGTAAGATAGTATTCATATGTTTTGTATATGTTTTCTAATTCTTTCAGTAAATTTAAATCTTCATTACACTTATCAAGATTAGTTTTTGTTGTGGCAAGGTTTCCATTTATACGTAGAAGTTCATCATTTAACATATCAATCTTCTGATCCAATGTAACTATATCACTATCAATACTAGATATTTCCTTATTCAATGTATTGTTTGATTTGATTGATTCTTCTAATTTATAATATTCATTTATTGATGTATTGTTATCCTTCAGCGATGATTGATATTTTTGTATGCTTGATTTTCTTTCAGCATGCGATCTTTCTAATTTGGCAAGGTCTATTTGTTTTTTTGACTTATTGGATAGTAGGTATGAATAATCATTCCAATCGGATTCTATGGAACTATTAGCCTTTATAAAATCTGATAGTTCATTTGATTCTACGATTAGTTTCTTCATTTCTATAGTGCATTCTTTCTTTTCTTTCTTGATAAGTATAGAACTTGACTTCAGCTTATCTGCGTTTTCTATACAATATGAACAGTCTAAATCATATTCCAGCCCACCATATTCATATAACTGTTCTGTTTTGCGTTCTATTTCTGTTCTGATACTATCTATTTCCAATATGAGTTCGGCTTCTTTTCTTTTCTTTTCCTTATAAACGACGTTTCGGCTTTCTATATCTTCACTTTCATATTTACGTATTCTTGCTGTTATGGATTCAATGGATTTCTTTTTTTCTTTTATATCCAATGATAGATGATCCAATTCAGATTGAATACTTTTTATATTTTCACTTATGGATTTTTTATTTCTCTCTAAAGATTCAATGTTTGTTATTTCTGGGTTTACCTTTACAATATCTCTAACAAGATTTAATTTAGCCGCTGTTAGTATTGTATATTCTTTCTTTGAATCACTAAGTTCTTTTTTCTTATTTTTATATGACTTTTTGTAAACCTTGAGTTGGGATTTATATTCAACCAGTTTAGTATCATAATCAATAGACTTCATTTTCCGAATCTGAGAATTAACATCCTTAATGTTTTCAGCGGCGATTTGGTATAACTTATCAAATATATCAATTCCCATAAACTGTGCTAGGAGATCTTTTCGTTCGGACTGTGATTTGTCAATGAATATAGCATTCTTATTCTGTAGTGATAGTGTTGTAAGAACAAAATCATCATATGAACCTATATACCGACGGATTATATCATTTGTTCCTCTTCTATGTTCACCATTCAAATTTATTTCGTTTCCATCTACATCTTTCCAAAAGTTTACATCTACTTTAACAGAACCATCTTTCTTTCTCTTCGCCGACCGTTGAATAAAATATGATACACCATCTATTTCAAGTTCAAGCTTACACTCAAAGTTATTTTTTTGATTATTCATAATGTGGGCTGCTTTGTACGCCCGACTGCACTTGTCGAATATACAAAATGAAATAGCGTCAAATATAGAAGATTTTCCGCTAGCATTTGGAGCGAATAATCCATAAGCTCCCTTCATGTCGGTAAAATCAATATGGTTGTTTTCTCCATATGAAAACATATTTGAAAATGTGAACTTTTTTGGTTTCCAATTCACATTTTTTGCTATATCATTTTCATCCAACTGTGCGTTGAGATTCCGGTTAATATCAAATATATCATTGATAGTAGATTCATCAACAAATAAATTTCTATCCAGATAATCTTTAATTAGTTCATTTTGATATTCTATATCAGATACATTTCCAAGGTTTAGTTTGTTATCTCTATTACCGGCATTAAGTCTTGATAACGTATCCATTCGAGTAACCGTAAACTCATTGGCATTATAATTTGACCTAACAGTAGCCAGTGCTCTTTTTAAATCGGACGCTGTTGTGTTTGTCACTCTGATACGTAACCTTGGTATTTCCGGCATATCATCAACAATAGGAACCACTCCATTATCAATGTTTAGTGTATAGTATCCCCATTTGTTTTTTATATCTACGAACTTACAATCAATAATATGACCGGCTTCATCAAAATCCCATTCAACAAACCCATGATTTTCCAGTGATTCTCCGTGGTTTTGTTGTATCATAGAACCAGGATATACAACCACCATATCATCCGAAGATTCCATTATTTGTCTCTTATGGATATCACCACACATAACAGCCTGGCAGCCTGTGAACACATCACTTGTTATTGACCTATTAGAAACTTCATACCCAATATCAGTTCGCGCGGTGTGTATAGGTCCGTGAAATAACCCAATATACGTTCCATCTGAATTTGATAAATCGGGCCAATCTTCTTTATCTTCAAATATACCATAATGAACAAATTTGAGATTGGCAATATTATATATGCCAGAATGTTTGATATAAACAATTCGATCATTGTTCATGTTTTCCACGATGGGAGATAAAACATCAAGCCGATATGGATTATTAAGATTGGCGTCGTGGTTTCCTGGTATAACAATAACAGGGCATATTTCAGCTAATCGACGAAAAAGTTCCGATACTAACCTAATGAGTTCAGGACTCATTTCTGTTTTGGCATGGACAATATCACCAGCCAAGTAAATTATAGAGTCTTTTGTTTTCTTTGATTGTATTTCTTTATAGAAAGATTCAAATACATCTCTATATTCAGTATGCCGCTTTAAATTTCGTATGTGAATATCGGCAATGTGAAATATTTTATCCACATAATCAATTCCAATATTCATGTCTGTACTATCAACCATATAACTTTTCTCTAATTAAATCTGAGAATCCAAAATCTTTTGACTTGTTTGAAGCTTGTTCATATTCTTCATTCCCCATTTCAGATGGGTCCTTTCCGGATAGCTTGATGATAGATACAGTTATACCCTCTCGCATCAATCTATTTGCTATCCTAAGCGAATCATCCTTTGCGTCATCATCGAGCGCTATTGATATTTTTCTAACCTTTTCTTGTATTATTTTATCATATAATTTAATTGGGATGTTTTTCCCCAACAATGGAATACTATTTCTCTTAATAGCAATTGCATCAAATACCCCCTCGCATAACGTAATAGGTTCGTTCCAATTTATTTGTAAATCAAACACTATAACATTTTTTGATATTGGAGGGTTTTTGTATTTGAATGATTCATATGGATAGTATGAACGAGCGATGAAGTAATTCAATTGCCCACTACTGTCATATGATGGAATTATAATACGTCCTTTATAAATACCGGTGGGACAAAATCCGATGTTGTACTTCACTATATCTTCATAAGAAATGTTTCTTTTTTTGATGTAATTAAATGCCATATTATAATCTATATCATTGGATGGTGTTTCCAATGAAATATATTCTCGGGGGAGAAGTATTATGGGGTCTTCATCTACATGGATATGTTTGGATGTATTGGTATTTTTTGAGTATACCGATAGTACATCAAGGGTTGATTTGGGGGCATTTAGTTTTCTGGCCAAAGAAAAAAGGCTTCTTCCCTTGGCAGAACATACCCAACAATTCCATTTTTGAGATAAAATGTTTAATTGGAGCTTTGGTTTTCTGTGGTGACAGAATGGACAATGAAATTTATATTCATCCCTAATGGGATATGCATACCCAAGTAGTGATTTAAGAATTTCTAAAATACGTTGCTCATTATATTCCATCAATCAACTAACAGTATTTTTTGTCTTTCATTTGGTACAGGCCGGCACATATCTTCTATCAGTCGTTCAATTGTCTTTCCCATGATTCTTCCATGTTCCTCACAATATTCCTTTAACATCATATGCACTTCGGCATCTATTTTAATGTTCTTTTTAGATGGTTTTTTCATATCCTTTATAGTAAATAGACAATTGTATGAAAATAGTATACTACACCACACCGATTTCATTCAATATTAAAATATCCCGATATTTACTCTAAAGATTAGAGATACACATGCCAAAAATAAAAAGATTTAGTGAATTTAAGGGATTATCTGGATATGGAGTATTTGTGGAAGATAGGACCGCCAATTCCACATATTTTAATGTCACAGAATTGGGAGATACATTTACGGGCGGAAAGAATGGATTCCTTATAGCCGGCGGAAAGCATTTAAAGCAAGGAACAGAAGTTAAGATAGAAATACTTGATGGAAATGGTGATATCGTATATTCAGAAGTTGCAGATGGTCGTCCTGAATATTATGAAGGTATATCAAAAGTCGTTTCGGCCTGGGTTTATAACGATACACCGATTGGTACAGGAACAATTACGATTCTCGGTGAACTGGAAACATATTTGGATGAATCTGGAAATACAATACCCGTACCGGATGAATGGAAGGATATATACAATATCAGATGGAGCAAACGTGTACAGATAAATAGATTACTCCCAAATGAAACCAAGGTCAGGTTTTTCAAAAGACCAACGATTTCAGTAAACGAAATAATACGAGTTACTAAAGAACGATCAGTAACAATTCTTGTTCAGACGGGAAGTATTACAGGAACTCCACTATCACCACCGGATGGGGATGACTGGTTCCGTTATAGAGGAAATACAGATTATAGGCTGATTATAGATGATGGAACAGGATCCTGGTCTGGTTTATTAGAAAACAACGGGACAATTACAGTACCGACATTAAGTCAATCATATTCAACGACTGTTGCTGATATTATTAATTCCACATCACTTAAAGCAAGAACCCCATATTTCATAACAGCATCCAATGTACAAGAATCCACTGCGTATACGCAAACGGTTACTGAATTTACATCGGCTGGGTATACAGCATCATATCAATCTGAAAGTTTTTCTTTAGATAATTCTGTATCTAGTTCATTTGCTAGGGTATCAATATCCGATCTGGAAACATTTGCAGGTGATGTCCATCGCATTAAATTATATAGAAAGTCAATCGGAGGTAGTATAGAATCTGATTATGTGTTAATTCAGGACTCTACAATTATTCCAAATGAAATATTGAGAGACGATGCAAAAACTGGAATAGAAGCACTGACTGGAATATTCCAAAAGCAATCGGACGTTACAAATTATTGGTCAACATCATCAAATAATCTTACTGTAACACAAAATGATGATACGTTGTTTAGGTCTGTATATCTGAGCGGTTCAGATTATTCAAACGGAAATGTATATTCTTTCTATTATAACACACCAGCTACATTCAACGATGTATCAGAATATAGAATATCATTTTCAGCAATTGGTATCGGTGAAGAAGCCGAACTTGAAGTTTATATGTCTGGTTCTTCTTTTAATGAAGCGTCTGCTTCTGCTATATCACAAACTAGTGAATATGGAAAGTTGATATCATCGATGAAGGTTGATATAAATGATAGGGGATTTTTTGAATACGATCAAAACTTTATACCAGATCAAGATGGCTCTGGGGTATTAAACTTTGTTATATATAATGGGGAATTTTATTTGAATGAAATATCTCTAATAGAATATTCAGAAAATAGCTTTAGTCCAAATACATTCAACATCGTTGTAGAATCACCATCTGTTATTAACCAACAAACATTCCAATTCAGAGCAGAATTTTTTGATATAAATTCAAATAAAATTCCAGTTGAAATAGAATCGGATAAAATAATATTTGATGGAGTTCCAGCGGGAGGGCCTGATATATCATTAGTTCCAACAAAAACTATATTTACTTTTGATAAAGTAACGGGCCCGTCCGGAAGTGTCACATATGATCCAAATCCTGTTCAGCAGTCTATTACATTTGCAATAAATAAAGGAACACAAACACAACCAATAACATTTACATCACAGGCATATGATAATACAGGCACATTAATTCCATCCGCTTCGTATATAAACTATTCATCATCGTTTTCTGGTAGTATTGCTTCGGGTTCTACTATAAGCCATTCGTTCGATTACCCAGGATTATTTTCAATAGTATCAGATACTGCTGCCGTTCTTAATATAGCCGGATATACGGGATCTAATGCAGATTATACCCAATCCGTAGATTCTATCGTATATACAGCATCATCCGGTCGGGTACAAACAACAACAACAGTTTATAGGTTAATAGAAACAGATTTTAGTAAAACAGTTAGATTGGAAGCGGATGACTATCAAATTGCATATGATGGCGTCGGAGCCAACCCCGACCCATCCAGCGTTACATTGACGGCGACTGCACAAAGCCACAGTGGCAGCGTTTATTATGAATTTATTAGCGGAAGTGTGACGTTACAAAACACAACTAGTAACACATACATATACACACCACCATCTACTGTTTTCAAAAGCACTCCTATTCGTGTTAGAACACGTGAAGGATTTGCAAATAATTCATTAATTGCTACGGATTCTGTATCAATATTTGCAACACAAGATGGTGAAAGCGGGCATACCATATTCTTAACAAATGATTCACATACATTTCAAACATCTAATAGTGGTGATGTTTCATCGTACGTAGATGGTGGAACTGGTATCCAAGCATATAGAGGAAATTTACAATTAATATCTGAACATCCTCTATCATCTGTAAATAAGTTTTCAGCATCAGTATTGACCGAATCTAATATATCAGCCGGTACGTTTTCTGACACATCGGGTGGTTCGGAAATAACGGTTGGCGATCCATCTAATATGACAGCCATCAATGCATATATTGAATATACAATATCGGTAACAAATGCAGAAGCAGAAGTGTCGGAATTCAAAAAACGGCAATCTTTCAGTAAAGCGATTGCCGGTGCGACCGGATCAACAGGAGAACTATATGTTATTACAGCGTTGAACGGTACTGCTATTAAAAATAGCGTGGGATCTATTGAAATTCAATTGCAAAAAGCAAGTTCATCTTTAGAAAGTATTTCATCTGGAAACGTTAAATTATATTCAAACGGGGTAGAATTAAATACAGGTATGACCGGTGTGTCGGTCGGAAATTCACATGGGATTCAATATAATGCTATATTTGTTGCGTCAGGTATTGATGGATCCAGAGTAATACATGCCGAAGATACTGGATCTGGTATAGTTTATGATTCCATTGCATTGGCTGATATAACAGATGGTATACAAACGGGGTGGGTTGATTCAGATAATGGTTTAATATTATTTAGAGAAACCAATGATAATAATTCGTTCAACCCTATGAACACCGGATTAACTGCTTCTTTTGTTGGATCAGATGGAATTACGTTATATGTGGAAGAAATATTAGTGACTCCATCATATACAGCCGGGTCAACTAAGTTGCAATGGGATGAAGGAACAGAAACAGAAACTCAGGTTTCATTGACAGTCAGTACAGGCGCCGGTGATTCGGTATCGGAAGGAGTACCAACCGTTACAAACTCTTTGAATTTTAATTGGACATTTACCGACCCGGTAACATCGGCAACCACTTCTATTGTTGAAACAGTATCTGCTACAGCACAAGGAGCAGACTCCAAATATGTAAAATTAATTTCTGATGATTATCTAGTAGAATATGACATAAACAGCGCAAATCCCGATCCATCGTCTTGGTTACTAACAGCGACTGTATTTAATTCAAGCGGCAGCGTTTATTATGAATTTGTATCTGGTTCAACTACATTACAAAATACAACATCGAATACATATTCCGTCACTTCTCCATCTAACAAGTTCATAAAAAGAACATACACAGTTAATTATCGAGAAGGCTCAAATTCAGGAACAATAATAGACACCGATACTACAACTATAGGTGCTATAAAATCAGGTGGAGACGCCTATACAACGTTGTTGACAAATGAAGCAGTCGTACTTCAATCAGATGTTTATGGAACTGTTTCTTCATATGCAGATGGGGGAACAGATATTTACGCATTTGGTGGTAATACAGAACTAATACCCCAGCATCCATTAACATCTGCTAATAGATATTCAGCAAGTGTTGTTACTAATTCT